TCAAAAAAGGCAAACACATCTTCTTGACTCCCAAAAAGAACAAGCCACAAAGGTATTTTTTTAGGGTTAGTCGCTTTTTTGTAGGCTTTCGCCCATTCTTTAATCTTCATTTCTCTTTGGTGTTAAATGTGTCAAGCTATCGCCTGACAATGTATTATTAAAGGTCAGTTTATACCCTTACTTGTATCATTAAATGTGTCAAGCATCTTGTGCAGTTTACTTGACATCGTTGGTTTCTAATTTCTCAAGCGTGTCCTTCAGTATTACATTCCAAGCCCACTTGTCCTTGTCAGCGTTCCAAAGTTTCTCATACATCTCAAGTAGTATCTCTCTCATTTTTATTTGGTATTAAAGGTTATCACTTTTCTTGAAAGAGTATCAAAGATTTGGTACTCGTTATAATAGTCTTTCAACTCTCGGATATAATCCTCAGCTTCTTGTTGAGTGTCAAAACTGCTTACCATATCATCCATACCACCTTGTGGATAGTAATTATGAAAGGCGAAAAGTATATACTGTTTCATTTCTATTTGGTATTAAGGTTTGCGCCTACTTTTATATGTGTGCGCCTATTTTTCGTTGGTGTTAAAGGTCGTGTTCTATGTTCTGTCTCTCAACATACCTGCGCCACATATTAGCAGCCCAAGCCTTTCTCTGCATCTTGTTAGGATATATTTTCTTTAGTCTCGCATTTGCTATGCGTAGGAATTGGTTCATCTTGTTCATAGTAATTTGTTGTGAATGGTTTGTAGCATCTCTTTGTGTTCTGGGTAGTCACCGTACTTCAAGTGGCAGGGACGGCAGACCGCCATAAGGTTTTCTATAATGTCCCTACCCTTACTGCCACCGCTTCCCCTGTTCTCTATGTGGTGGATGTCCACGGCCCTAGAGCCGCAAACCTCACACCCTATAAAGTCATCTAAGACATAGCCGAAATAGTTCATATATATCTTAGTGTGCTTTTTCACAACTCTCCGCTAATGGTATAGTTATTCACCTCTTGCTGAATCTCCTCCAGAGTTCGATCCTCGAAGAAGTCGCTGTACTGCTGAAGGGCGTACATCACCTTCTCCTCTCCCTTGTTATAGAAATCCTCAGAGACTGAGTACACCCCTACATCACAACTTAGTTTATCTATAACCAAGAACTTAAACTTGGTGTAGTCTACATTGAACAGACGGCAGTAGATATACACCTGAACATCATAAGAGTATTTATGCCTTGCTGAATACACAAAGTTCCTGAGGTCTGAAGATGTCTTCAAATCAATTATAGTACCATCATTCTTTATGATGTCGGCCTTACCCCTGAAAGGATACCCCTCTATGTAGTCAACGGCAGGCTGTTCAAATGAGGCATCTCGTAGTAGCTCTACTGCTTGGTGATTCTTGAACAGGGCTTCAGTCATACGCTCTGCAAGTTTACGCTCCTTTGTAGTGTAGAGTAAGTGGTTGGGATGTTCCGCTTTCGCCTCTTTCCACTTCTTAGCGTTCTTACTAGCCACATCAATAAACGTCATCTCATCTATCTTGTGTGGCTCTAGTATCATTGTGTGGATGAGCCTACCATCCCGTAGGGCTTGGCTGTTAGTCTCCTCCCCGTACTGCATTAGATTGTAGTACGTCCTAGGGCTGTCGAGTAGCTTCTTTAAGTTGCTGCTACTAAAAGCCACCTTACCAAGGTAGCCATAGTAGAAGTCATCATCGTGGGCTTTGTCTACGAGGTAGCTTTGGTCGTGCTCCTCTCCGTTTAGCATTCTGATTTTCATATATATTCTATTTGGTTAATCCCATTGCAAGCAAAAAGCGTTGCCCCTTGTCAGGGTCAATGCCTTTTATCAATCTATAAATAAAGGCAGAGGCTCGCTTTGTAGAAGCTACCTCCGCCTTTGTACTATCTATCCCTAGGTTAGTGTATAGGGATGCATCTATTTTTAGGAGTTCATCTATCGTCTCCTTGTCCGTTAAGGCATCCTCAAATACTATCTGTGCCTTGTAAATCGCTTCAGTGTGCTTCATCATTTCTGTAATTGTATTTGACGTTCTACTATATCTTCATCCTCACATTCGCAAGAAGAACTACTACACTCTCGGCAGCAGTTGCACTGCCAATCGTCATAACTAGTCTCACCACATATCTCACAGGTAGCATCGTGGTACTCCTGATAGCTTGCAAGTTCTCTGTCTAGGTAGTCCATTATACAGGTAGATTAAATAGGTTCTCAATCAACTCGTACAACGCTAACATCCCGATGATCCCGACTATAGCCAGGAGGGATGCAGCACCACCATAAACAATGTTTTCCTTTCGTGTAAATACTCTTTTAGACATAAGCATAAAATTTAGTTATGCTCGAATATACACAAAACAATTAACAATCAAAAACTAATTCTTCTCGTTTATCTTCTTCGCTAGGCTGATAGGTAAGAAGCCCACCTCCTTGACTACCTTTCTTCGGTCAGGGAAATCGGTGGTCTTGGGGAGACCCCCTTTCATTTCCCATTTAATATCCTTTATCTCTCCAAGGTTAAAGGCATAGATACCCTCAGGTGTTGAGTTGATATAGAAAGGTATTGTGCCGTGCAGCTTCGCTCGGTGAATCAAAGCATCGTACTTGTCCTTCTCTATTAAGAGTTTATCGTAGTGAGTCCTGCGGCACTTGAGTTCAATATCCATATTCCACTTCTCGCTGAAGCAGTCATACCTAGAATACTGCTCACCGCTTTTTTCAAGGTCAGCGATAAAACAAGCCTTAATAATCAGGAAAAGTTTATCCTCGGTCATACTCGGTGTATACCTTTTTCAGGTCATTGATCCAAGCCTTCCAAGTCTTAGGGCTACAACTGCAGGGTATGTCAAACTTGTGATTAAATACCCTAGCGTGTATCTCTGCCAGAGGTCGGGTATACTTCTCGTCCACCTTCATACCATCAAACTGAGCATAGAACTCCCCTAGGAACTCGTGCTCGTGCTCTAACAAACATTCGGTATGCTTGTATGGAAAGAGCGCATTGAGTTTCTTCTTGCGCTCGTCACAGCCGCAATCGATGCCTGTAGCCTCGGCAAACATCTCGACAGCTTTCTTTATACCTGTGGCCTCGGTTATCTTCTCAACCGTGTCCCCCAATCCTTTGCTCTTAGTTGAGGATTTCTTTTTTGTACTCTTGGTACTCTTCGTAGAGGTTTTCTCTGACATAATCTTTCGCTTTATTAAGTGTTGTAAAAATGGTTCTTAAACTGATGGTAGTCTCCTTCTCAATGTCCCTCATCGATAAGTCTGTTGTGTGGTACAACTCGAACATCTTATAGTCAAACCAATGCATCTCTCTGGCCTTATCAAATATCGTGTCAAGAAAGCGGTCAAGGCTTTCCTCATTCTCACGACCTAACTCTTCACTAAACTCATCGTGCTCGTGGTACTCATCCACAAAAACTAGAAGGTCTTTTTTGTCCTGATACTTCCTGACCATATTACGGAGAGTGACCCAAACGAATAGCTTATTGGGTTCATCTCCGTACATAATCCTCTCAGGATCGTCAACGTACTTATTTAGCCTCAGGTACATCTCCTGCACAATGTCCTCGGCATATGCGCCTGCACCAAACTTATAGGCCATCTTAACCCATTCCTTATGGTAGGCAGCAAGTAATTCTAATAGGTTCATTCTCCTCTCCCTTCCGTAGCCCAAGTGACTACAATAGCCAAGACCCCAAAGCACAACTGCAAAGAGTGGTACTTGGGGTCTTGAAAGTCTTCATCCATCTCGGAGTTCCAATAGTTAACTCCTACTATAAAACCTGCTAGGGGTGCTACATCAATCGCTAAGTTCATATTCGTGTTTCATTTCTTTTATAAGGCGGTCTTTGTTACGAACCTCAGTACGCAACTCCAACATCTCCTCACGCAACTCGTCAAGACGTTGCTGAAGGAGAGCGTTGTGCTTCGTAAGTTGCCACTTCTCCGTACCTACCTCTGAGCCTCTTAGCTTCTCAATAATTGTGCAACTCTCATTGAACAATTTCATATAGCTGCTGTCAAAGCGTAGGTTCATCTCGTGGGACTTTGTGGCGTGGATAACCGTGGCGTGATCTTTGCCCGTCACCCTCGCTATCTCCAAGGTTGTATACAACTCTCTAGCAGCCACCATAAAGGCAAACCTTGCCATTACATTGGGTCGCTGTCTGTTTCTCTGTATGTTGTGAATATCAACGTAGTGGTTGTATTCCTCCTGTAATTCTAATATGCTTGCTTTCATCGTAAGTATTCATCTAGTTCATCAAACTGCGCCTCATACTTAGACACCC